ATGGGAAAGCCACCGACGGTGCCGACCTGCTTCGAGCCGAACATTACGTCCATCAAGATCAGCCAGATCGACCTGCTGCGCCCCGTGGCGCAGAAGGTCCGGCGGTCGGCAAAGTATGCGCGCGTTGCCTCGTCGATTGCGGAGGTCGGCATCATCGAACCGCCAGCCGTTGTGCGGAAGGAAGGTGCCGAAGACCGCTACTTGCTGCTGGATGGTCACCTTCGGCTCGACATCCTGGTATCCCGTGGGGTGGAGACGGTGGATTGCCTGCTCGCCACGGATGATGAGGCCGTCACCTACAACAGGCAGCTCAGCCGCCTTGCCGTGGTTCAGGAGCATCGCATGATCCTGAAGGCCATCCACAATGGAGCCTCTGAGCAGCGCATCGCGCGGGCGTTGAACATCGACATGCAGACGCTGCGGGAGAAGAAGCGGATGCTGTCGGGCGTATGCCCGGAGGTGGTTGAGCTGTTGAAGGATCGGCCTGTTGCCGCTGGCCTTTTCCGGGTCCTGAAGCGCATGCTGCCCTTGCGCCAGATCGAGGCCGTCGAGCTCATGATTGCCATGGACCGCTTCACGATCACCTATGCGGACGCGCTGCTGGCGGCGACGCCACAGAGCCAGCTCGTGCCGGACGAGAAGCCGAAGCAGGTTCGCGGGCTGACGACGGAGCAGGTTGCGCTCATGGAGCGAGAGAGCGGACAGCTTGAGCGGGAGCTTCGCGTCGCAGAGCGGAGCTATGGCCCGGACCACATGCATCTGGTGGTTGCGCGCGGCTACCTCTCGAAGCTGCTCGGCAATGTGCGATTGGTGCGCCACCTCGCGTAGCACCATCCCGAATTTCTCGCCGAGTTCCAGCGGATCACCGATGGGGATGCCGCGACGGCTTGAGCCGGTGGGCCGGGCGGGGCCGGCCATCGGGATGGGGACCCGGACCCGAAAGCGCGGGGACCGCCGGAGACGCTGCACGAGGGGCAGATCGAGGGTGGTGGTGGGGATGGCGGCGAACCCGCTGGTGCCCACCAGGCCGGCCGCCATAGGGCCGGCCGCATGGTTGGAGGCGGGTGCGGAGGCGACAGCGCCGTACCCGCCGCCCGGCTCACGGGAGTCGCCGCTTGATCACCTGCACCGCCAGCGGTGCCGCAGCGAGATCCACTGTCGACGCGCTGACGTTCCGCGCCGTCACGCGCACGCTGTTGTTCGACCAGACATGGCAATCCAGCACGAAGGCGATGCTGCTGGTGTCGAGCGAGGCGTCCGCGTAGTCGCCCCGCCGCGCCCCAGGCACGGTCACATCGACATTGGCGGTCGCACCGGCGGCCATGCTGGGCAGGTCCCAGCTGGTCTCCAGCGCCAGCGTCCGCGTGCCAGCCGGCAGCGACGGGCAGCCATAGAGGATCGACGGCGCATCCTCCGGCAGGCCATAGAGCCGCAGCGCCTCGAGATCGATCGGCCCGTCGAAGCCGATGATGCCGATCTGCGCGAAGGCGACGCTCGGTCCCAGCCGGATGGTCTGCCGCCGGTTGAGCGAGTTGTCCTGCATCACGGCACCCGCCTGCCAGCTCTTGGAGGCGACTACCCACTGCATGGTGGTGCCGGAGGCCAGCACGTCCTCGGGCTGATCCTCCCGGATGTTCCCACCGCCATCGAAGCAGCGCACGCAGAGACGCCCGCCATCGGCACCATCCGCCAGCCAATGCGCCAGGGCAAACTCCTTCGCGTGCGTCGTCTGCACCACGAAGGCGACGCCCCGATTGGCGTTCAGCTGCAGCCCCCGCCCGGTTCCGGCGATGCCATCCAGTCCGCTCCAGGACAGCCCCGCCATGGTGGTCTCGGTGGTGGTGGAGGTGGCGATGACACAGGCGCCCTCCACGCCGATCTCGGTGTTGCTGTAGCGGAAGGCGGCAGCGCGCAGGTTCGGGATGTTGGCCAGCAGCCGGGTGAGGCGCGAGGCTGGCGCGCGGTGCCGGTTGTAGACGGCATTGCCGGCCCGGCTCGCGGTCGCGGTGTAGTCGATCCCGACCTGGTAGGTGTTGGACCAGGCCACCTCGTATTCGCAGTCCGTCGCCGCGGCGGCGTGCCGAGCGGCGATGGGCGAGCAGGCTTCCATGCGCATGCCGCGGGCGATGATGGCGGTGCCACTCGTCTCGTTCAGGAAGGGAATCGCGACGTTCGGGTCGAGCTGGCGCAGCTCGAAGTTCGGCCCGTCAAAGATATGCCGGTTGTGGTTGTTGTAGGCTCCGGCCTGCCGCGAGAAGCGCACCCCATATCGGTCCGTGGTCGCGTTGATCCCGGTGGCGCAAGCGAAGTGGCCGCCATAGTAGCGGATCGAGGTGTTCCAGGCCGTCGCCGTGGCACAGTGGACGTCCAGCCCGTAGCGGTTGTTCAGGATGCGGCCGAGGATCAGCGTGGTGTCCTCGAAGCCGCGGCCGTCGCCCAGCGTGCGCAGCCCGATGCAGAAGCCCGAGACCAGCCGGAGGTCGAGCAGCGAGGAATCGAGGTTCCGCGCGACGATACCGATATCGGCCTCGCTGGCCCAGTCCGACTGGATCTGCCGCGTGACCTGGAGGTTGAGGTAGAGCTTCTCACCATTGCGGATGGTGCCGCCATCGCCGAGCGTCAGCACGGTCGCCGGGGCGCTGGCGGCGCCGGTGTACTGGATGACGCCCTGCATGATCAGGCCGCGCGCGCCGCCGCCGAGCGTTACGCCGGCATCGACGTTCCAGGTGCCGGTCGGGATGACGGCGAGCTTGCCATCGGCGGCGGCGCGGTCGAAGGAGGCCTGGATGGCGGCGCGGTCGTTGGCCGCGCCATCGCCGAGCCCGCCGAAGTCGCGCGGCATCACCGCCTCGCGGTCGCGGAGATACTTGGCCAGGTCGGTCTTGGAGATGTTCTGGCCGAGGACCATCAGGTCATCGATGCGGGCGGCCATGGCGGCTCCTACAGAGCTGTGGCGGTGACCGGGCCGGCCAGGGCCGAGACATTGCCCTCGGCCGAGACGCTGCGGAGCCAGTACCAGCGGGTCTGGCCGGTGGTCAGGCCGATGCGGTCCCAGAAGAGGCTGGTCGGCTCGGTCGCGAGCTTGACGGCAGCAGCCAGGCTGTTGCTGCTGGCCTCGAAAACCTGCAGCCGCACGGCATCGGTGGGAAAGCCGCCGGACAACCGCACGCCGCCGACGATGCCCGTCACGGTGGGCACCGAGACGGTGGCCGGCACCAGCGCCTCACGCCAGCCCGACACGGCGCCACTGCGCGCCACCGCGCGCGCCCGAAAAGCAGTCGGCTCGGCGGTGGGAATCCCCGCCGCGGTGGCGCCCAGCCCCGCCCCGTAGCCCTGCCACGTGGCGACGGAGGCCGGCATGAACTGGACCTCGTAGCCGGCGAGATGGGCGCTGGCGACCGGCGCCCATAGGCGGTCTCGTTGTTCTGGATGAGCCGCTCGCGCTCGCGCAGCAGCTCATTCAGCTCGCGCTCGGCCTCGCGCGCCTCCCGCACGCCCTCGTTGCTGGCGCGGCGGACCGCGGCGACGCGGGGCTCGAGGCGGCGCAGCGCCTCGTCGCGCTCCTGGAGCGCCAAGGTCTCGAGGCGGGTGCGCTCCGCGGCGGTGACGCCACCGGCCGCCTCCGCCTCGCGCAACCGGCGGACACGTTCCTCGTATTCCCGGTTGATCCGGAAGCGGTCGTCGAGGTCGCGGGTGAGCTCCTGGACGTCCTGCGTGGCGCTGCGACGCCGGGCCTCGGCCGCGGCGGTGGCCGCGGTCTCCTGCTCCGTCCGCTGGCGCTCACCGGCGGCCTGCTCGCCGCGGGTGATCTCGGCCTGGAGTTCTGTGTATTGCCGGCGCAGCTCCTCCAGTCGGGCGGTGCGATCGACCCCGGCCTGCTGCTCGGCGGCACCGACCAGACCGGGACGGATGCTGCCGCGGCGGGTCTGGGCGGTGAGACTGGGCCGGCCGTCATTCTCGCTTTCCAGCCGGGCGATCTGGGCGGCCAGCGCCTCGGCCTGCCGGCGCATGCCGGCGACCCGTTCCCCCTCGCTGAGCAGGCCAGCACCCTGGCGGACACCATCCACGGCGCGGGCGGCAGCCGACAGCGCCCGGGCCAGCGCGTTGGACAGGCCGATGGCGCGGTCGAGCTGACCGAGGAAGTTTTCCGTCGACGCCGTCAGCTGGCCAAAGGCACGGCCGAGGGAGAGCGGGGCCTTGTCGAGCTCCGCGCCGAGCCGCTCGGTCGCGCGCAGCAGCGCGGGAAACACCCGCTCGGCGGTGAGCTTGCCCTCGGAGCCAAGTTTGCGCAGCTCGCCGATGGAGACGCCGAGCTCGCGGGCCAGCCCCTCGGCTAGCAGTGGCATGGCCTCCAGGATGGAGCGGAGTTCGTCGCCCTGCAGGACGCCCGAGGCCAGCGCCTGGGCGAGCTGCAGCGTGGCTGAGGAGATCTCCTGCGTGGAGGCTCCCGAGACGATGGCGACGCGCTGCAGGCCGCCGACGAGGCGGACCACCTGGTCGGAGGTGGCGCCGATTTCCCGCGCGGCGATCGAGAAGCGCTGGAAGGCGTCGACGCTCTCGGACACCGCGACGCCGGTCTGGAGCGCGTTGCGGTACAGCGCCTCGTAGACCTGCCCGGCGCGCTCGACCGAGCCGGTGGCGTTCTGCAGGCGGGAGAGGCCCTGGGTGAGCGCGTCACCGGCCTGGACCAGGGCGCGCGCGGCGACCGCCACGCCGGCGAGCTGGATACCGCGCGTGGCGACGTCGAGCAGTTCGAGGGAGCGCGAGGCGCGCTCGGCGCCGCCCTTGATCTGGTCGAGGGAGCGCTGGCCGGTCTCGCCGACCTCACGCAAGTCGGCCTTGACCCGGGCGGCGTCGTCCAGCGAGAGGCGAACTGAGACGCGGCGGGTGGCGTCGGCCATGTCAGGTCGTCTCCCCCTCGCGGCGGGCGGCGGCGCCGTCGGCCATGCCGATGCGGATGGCGAGCAGCAGTTCGGAGGCGGCCCAGCCGGTGGCACCGAGTTCGCGCGCCGCGGCGAGGGCGCCGGCGGTGTCGAGCCTCAGGCCGGCCATGCTGACTTCGGCGCAGGCGGTGCCGGCGGACCAGCAAGCGTGGCCCTCGATGCTGGTGGGGGCCTGCATTGCGTAGGGGCAGGCGTCAGCGCAGTCGCGTCCGAGGGCGGCGCAGCCGCGGCAGTATTCGGGCCCGCGCCCGAAGTGCCAGGCGGCGCGGGCCCTCAGCCGTTTCCCTCCAACGCCACCGCGGCGACCGGTGCGGTGGCGCGGTCCCAGAACGCCGCGGCGATGTCGTCGAGGTCCATCAGGCGCTCGACCGCCTCGGGCGAGAGCGGCAACGGCTTGCCGGCAGCGTCACCGACGCCCGCCCAGGCGGTGACGGCGTGGCGGGCCAGTGCCTTGACCAGGAAGGCGAAGGACAGGCCGCGCGACATGTCGGGGTCGAGGTCCGGGTCGGCGATGCGGATCGCGGCCAGGCGGCGCGCGGCGGCGGCCTGGGCGGCGGCCATCACGGCGGTGGTCACCGGCCGGATTTCGACGCGGACGCCGCGTGGCAGGTCGAGCCAGTACGGCTCGGCCAGGAGGTCGAGGGTGAGCATGGAAAAATTGCCCTCCATGGGTTATGTATTTTGCAGAAACCAAGGAGCTCCCGATGAGCGAGCCCATGCTCAAGGTCCCGGCGGCCGAGGCGCAGCGGAACTTCGGCCTCTATCAGGACAAGGCGCTGACCCAGCCCGTCGCCATCACCCGCAACGGGCGCCCGCGCACCGTGCTGATCTCGATCGACGAGTACGAGCGCCTCAAGCGCCGCGACCGTCAGGTGGTTCGCACCGAAGAGGCGCCGCAGGAGATCGTGGACGCCATCCTCACGGCGCGGCCGCCAGAGGAGAACAAGCGCTTCGATCATGAAGTCTGATACGCCGGCACTGCCGGCTGTCGGCGACGTGATCCGCTACGCCTATCTTTGGAGCCACGAGCACGCGGCGGGGCGCGAGGAGGGATCGAAAGATCGGCCATCCGCGGTGGTGGCCCTGGTTCGCAAGGAGGATGGGAAGGACGAGGTCGTCGTGCTGCCCATCACCTCGACGCCGCCTGCGGAGCCCGGCGCCGCTGTGGAGATCCCTGCCGATGCCCGCGCCCGCCTCGGGTTGCAGCGCGAGCCGTGCTGGGTCGTGGTCACCGAATACAATCACTTCGTCTGGCCCGGGCCGGACCTGCGTCCGACCGAAGGCGGCACGGGGACATTTGCCTATGGCCCACTGTCCGATCGAATGATGGCGCAGATACGCGAAGCCTTTGCAGCGTGGCGGCAAAAGCGCCGCGTCACAGCCGTGCGGCGCACTGAGTAGTCTTCACGCGTACCCCGCCCCGGCCTACTGGTTCTTGAGCATCGCGTTCATGATCCGCGTTGTCGTTGCGTTGAAGGCGGTGCGGGGGGACTGTCGGGAATTCCGTGTGTGACCGGACGGTTGAACGACACGGTCAGGCCAAGGCCTAGCTCCCCGCCTCAACATCCTCGCTCGCCTGCTCGTCCTCATCCTCCGCATCGCTTGATCCTTCATCGGTGACGGGCGAAGACAGCACGTTCTCCAAATACTTGCTGTAGGTCTGCCGGAGATGGTCCAGAGCCCCCTCGCGCGTTACGCGAACGGCAAGGGCTTCCTGGAAAAACTTCAAACGAGCGCGGTTCTCCTGAAACAGCGACGACCACGTCTTCACCCAGATGACGACGTTCCCGCTCTCGTTGATCACCCCTGATGGGGCGTGTCGGATTTGGCGAAGGCCGCAGTAAGCCTCGTCAAGCGTGCGGGAGAGCACCCAGAACGTCCACTTTGTTCCCGCCTTGTCGAATCTAGCGTCAGAGACGACCGCCTGAGCATATCCCTCGACCTGCCCGATTTCCTTCTGCCGGATGCAGACCTTCGGGGCCTTCAGTTCGACGACGAGGTGTTCAATCGACGCGTCGCCGTGCGGCCTGCGCTGACGGCCGAACATGAGGTCTACGATGCCCCGCTTCTTCGTGGGATGCAGGACGGGGTCACTCCCAAGGACCTCTACACCCCGCGCCTTGGCATGCTCAGCGAGGCACCGGTCGAGCCCCTCGTCATCTACCATGAGATTGTTCTCCTCCCCGAAGAGCCAGGTATTCTCCGCGACTAAGCGGTGAAGCTGGCTCCTCTCCCGGAGAACTCGGGAATGGTTCTTCTCAAAAACAAGAGCCTCGAGGCCGGTGATGACTCTAAGTCGATCGGACACCACCCGGGCCCCTGCGATAATCGAGGAAAGCGTCGTTTCTCGCAGCAACCCGGCGAGGTCGCTCAGCTCCTTCTTGGGGAGCTTTAGCACTTCGCCGAGGACAAACTGGATTTCTTCCCCTCCTTGCTCCACTGCGATGCGCAGCGTCCTCAACTGGAGACGCCGCGCCTTCTGTGAGGCCTTATCGAAATCCTCGATGTGGCGGGCTGCCGTCACGGCCACTATGTCAAATACATCTCGCTCAACCTGCTCAACCGCATTTAGTGGTACCTCGGCATAAGGATAGGTGACCTCGGGGATCATGAGCAGGCGCGAATTTGCGCCGATGGCACGGGGCATGAGGCGTCTCCGGGAGCGGTATCAGGCCAGCGGTGAGCCGGCGACGGTGAAGGACAGCGTGACGGGGACGGAGGCAGCACGGGCCGCGGCGGCGCCCTCGGTCTCGGCATCGTCGAAGAACGGCGCACCGGGCTGCGCCCACTCGACCGCCCCGCCGAGGGCGCGGTCGCCGGTGATCGCCGCGGCGATGTCGACCAGCAGCGCGTCGAGCAGCGCCCCCGTCGCAGCGACGACCTCGACCTCGGCGCGGTGCTCGACCGCCCAGGCAAGCGGCGAAAGGATCGCGGTCTCCTCCACCGTCTCGCCGTCGCGCACCACCACCAGGCCGCCGGCAGGCAGGCGCTGGGGGACGGTCTCGTTGCGCAGGACCTTCGGGGCGGGGTTCCGCGCGGCCAGGGCGGCGCCCAGGCGGGCGGACAGGGCGGCCAGGGCCGTCTCGCGCACACTCATCCGGTCCTCGCCGTCTCGGCCTCCCAGGCCGCCACGAAGCGCCGTGGCAGGCGCCGCAGGGCGCGCAGTGAGGCCCCGCGTACGTCGAGCCGCTTGGCGAGCTTCACCTGCGGCAGGAGCAGGAACATCGGCACCATCCCTTGTTCGAGCAGGCCACGGGCCCAGGCGTCGCGGCCCTTGCGGTTGGCGGTGCCGACCTCGGCAACACCGCCGGCGATCAGCCGGGTGCGGCGGCGCCGGCCCGTTCCCGCGCCCTGGCGCAACGGCAGGCACCAGACGAAGCCGCGGCCCGAGCGGAAGGGCCGCAGGAAGGCCTGGCCGGAGCACCGCCAGCGCGTCGTCGAATACGCCCATGGCGGCTCAGCCGAGCCCGAGCCAGGAGGCGAGCTTCGCGCCGACCGCTGCGCCGACGATGCCGCCAGCCGCCGCCGCGCCCGTGGCCGGGATCGCGGGCGACGCGCTCGGCACACCGCCGGCCGCCAGCGACAGCCGCGCCGTCAGGCCGGCCATCGCCTTGACCAGTTCCGTGACGGTGCGGGTCAGTTCCCGCATGTCCTTGTCGCCCTCGGCCAGGCGCCGCTCGATCTCGGTCAGGCGTGTGACGATGGTGCCGAGTTCGCGGTCGTGGTCCGTCATCGGGTCACCTCCCGCTGCCGCTGCAGCCGCTGGTGGATGGTCCAGGCCGCGACGCCGATCACCGCGGCGGCGACGCCCCAGGGGCCGAGTGCGCGCAGCACTGCGGCCAGGCCCTCGGCATGCGGCGCCAGCGTGGTGACGGCATCGACCATTGCCGCGGCCGTGGCGCCGGCGACCACCGAGCCTGCCGCCGCGCGGACCGTCCCGCTGTGGGCGAGGCCCGGCTGGACCAGGCCGGCCATGCGCAGGCCCTCCGCGATGGTGTCCGGCGCGTAGGGCATGCCGCCGAGCTCGTGCCGGATGATCGCCTCGACCAGCCCGCGCATCGTCGCCGCGTCGTGCAGGTCGATCGGGTCGTCGAGGCCAACGCCGAGCCGCGTGGCGACCGCCGCCTGGTAGGCGCGCGTGTCGTTCTCGCTGCTCGGCGCCCAGCGCGCGACGATGCCGCGGACCGTGCGCAGCCCGTGCCGGTCCTGGTAGCTCTGTAGCAGCAGGGCCAGCGCGCGGATCCCGTGCTGGTGCGACCGGAAGCGGCAGAACCGCCCATCCGAGGGCGGCGTCTCGAGGCCCAGCCACTTGTTCGTGGCGACGTGCTCGATGTTGCCGGGGTTGCGATTGCGGTAGCCCCGGCTGGCCTTCGGATCGCCGCTCATGCGCCGGAGGCCGGGACGCGGTTGAGCCAGACGCGGACGGTCGCGTCCGCCGCCAGCGCCGCCGTAGTGGCGATGCCGATGGAGAAGTTGCCGGTGGCGGTGGTGGTGACGCGGCGGTTGGTGTTGTCCCAGAAAACGCGCGCGCCGGCGGAGATGGCGAGCGAAGGCTCCTTGGTGAGGTCGAAGACGCCCTGGGTGGCGGCCTCGATGACGGCGTTCTGCGCGCCGTCGACGGCGGCGACGCCGAACAGCGCGCCGACCAGGACGCCCTGGCCGGCGGTGACGCCGCCCGCATAGGGGACGGCGACGGCCAGGCTGTCGCCCGGCTGGACGAAGTTGCGCATGGGAACGGGGTCTCCAGAAACGCAGAAGGCGCCCGTGGGGGCACCCTCTGCGTGGGTTCACGATGGAAGGGGTGAGCCGGGATCAGGTGCCCGGGTTGAACCAGGCGCCGCGCCAGTCGATGGCGCCGACCCCGAAGTCGAAGATCACGCTGACCTCGACGCCGTCGACGCCGGAGACCGGCCCGGTGGTGACCTGCGGTCCCTCCGCCCCGTTCAGGTAGCCGTAGACGTAGACCGGCGCCGAGAGCGGGTCGGAGAAGAGGTACCAGCGGTTGTTCTGGATCAGCGGCTCGACGAGCGGCTGGACGAAGCCCGCGAAGACGTTCGCGTTCGAGGTCTGCGTCGCCGCGACGCTGACGGTGAGCTGCCGCGCGGCCAGCTCCTGGTTCGGCCCCACCAGCAGCCGCATCGAGGAGCCGACCGCGATCGGCAGGCCATCAAGGGTCTTCTGACGCATGATGGCGGCGCGGCCGGTGGCGAGCCCGCCGAGGTCGAGGGCCGAGCCGGCGCCCGCCTTGTTGGCGCGCGCCGCGCCGGTGCCGAACACCGCGGCGTTGCCGGTGGTGAGCGTCGGGCCATCGCCGTTCGCGGAGTTCAGCAGGCCATAGGCGGTGGCGTTCTCGAAGTCGGCGACGCGGCGGCCGATCGCGGCGGCGAAGTCGGTGAAGGCGCCGAGGTCGTCGTTCACCAGCATCGGCCGCGTGACGCGGATCCGTCGGGCGAAGGTCTGCAGCAGGACGATCTCCTGGCTCTCGGACATGGTGCCGGCCTGGATCTCGCCGTTCTCCAGCAGCGGCAGCAGCGTCGGGAAGTCGCCGACGCGGAGGTGCCGGTGCGGCTTGAAGTCGCGGAAGTCGCGGCGGAGGAAGATCTGCCGGTAGGTCGGCTGCGCGGGCTGGTAGGCGGCGAGCAGCATCTTGTTGGCCGCGGCCGAGAGCAGGGCCGGGAAGTCGGAGGTGGTGTGGAAGGCGCGCTCGGCGAGCAGCGTCGGGTTGCGCGGCACGCTGCGCTCGCCGCGGGCGCGCAGCAACTCGCCGATCATGTCGGACGGACGCCAGCCCATGAACTCGGCGTGCCGGCCGGACCCCTGCGGCTGGTAGCCGGGCATGGAGCGGGCGGCGAGCGCCTCGGCCATGGCGTCGATCAGCATGGCGGGATCGTCGTAGCCGGGGCCGCTCTCCGGCCGCGCCGGCACGGAAGGCTTCGGGGCCGTCGTGACCAGAAGGTCGAACAGGGCGCGGCGGACCTGGTCGGCCGACCAGCCGCGCTCCACCGCCTCGCTGCGGACCGGCGGAATGCGGTCCGCGGGCACCAGGCCACGGGCGGCCTCGATGGCGGCGTCGATGCCGGCGAGCACCGATGTGAAAGTGCAGTTCGTCACCATCGCGGACTACGCCGAGCTGACGACCGAGATCACCGCCGGCCGCGGCCAGTCGGTCGCAGGCCAGGGGCTGGGCGTGAATGTCCTCAGTACCATCGCGCCATCCGTCACGCCGGTCGGGGGCCAGGCGCGCAACACCAGCGGCGCGCTGCCCGTGCTGGCGGCGACAGGCTATTCGGCCAACCCGACCGCCGTCACCACGGCGCGGGGTGTCGATCTGCTCGCGACGCTGATCGGGGCGCTGGTCACCAAGCCCTTCTCGATCCCGGAGGCCGACTGGCAGTACGCGGCGGCCGCAGGCGGGATCATCAACACCACCGACGTGGTGCTCCGGGCCGCGGCGGCGGCCGGCATCCGGAACTACGTCACCTCGATCGACCTGCGGAATGCGCACGCGACCGTGGCGACCGAGGTCGTGATCAAGGATGGGGCGACGGTGATCTGGCGACAGCTGCTGCCGGCGGCGATGGCAGCCCCGGTCGAGATCACCTTCCCGACGCCGCTGCGCGGGACGGCGGCGACGGCGGTGAACTTCGCCTGCCTGACCACGGGCGCGCAGGTCTACGTCAACGCGCAGGGCTACGCCGCGCCGTAGCGGCGCCGGCCACCAAGGATCCAGCATGTCCGAGACCACCGAACCGGGCGGGGGCGGCCCCGCGCCGGATGCCCCTGCCATGCCGATCGTGGCGCAGCGCGCGCTGGCGGCGCCTGCCACCGTCGATCGCGCCGCGCGCACGGTCGAGGTGGTGTGGTCGACCGGTGCGCGGGCCCGCAACTTCGTGCCCGCTCTCGGCCTGATCACCGAGGAGCTGGAGATGTCGCCGAACGCGGTGCGCATGGAGGCTCTGCGCTCGGGCCAGGCCCCGGTGCTGAACACCCACCGCCGCGGCGATGCCCGCGACGTGCTGGGCCGCGTCACTGCCGCCCGCCTCGAGCGCGGGCGGGGCTATGCCACCCTGCAGTTCTCCGCCGCTGCGGACGTCGAGCCCGTCTGGCAGCGCATCGCCGACGGCACGCTCCGCGCGGTGAGCGTCGGCTATAGCGTGCACCGCTACGAGCCGCGGCCCGACGTCGCGACTGGCGAGACCGTCCACCGCGCGGTGGATTGGGAGCCCTTCGAGATCTCCGTCGTGCCGGTCCCGGTGGATCGGGACGCCGCAGTCCGTGCGCGGGGAGAGCAGGGCCTCCCCGCGCCGGCGATCGAACCCGCCCTGCCTGACGAGGAACCCATCATGCCCGAGACGACGCCGGAGACCCCGGCCGCGCCGGCGCCGTCTGCGCCGCCCAGCCCGCCCCAGGAGATCACCGTGACCACCACGCCCAGTCCCGCGCCAGCCGCGCCGTCCGAGTCCACGCGCGCCGCCGCGCCCCCGGACCTCGACGCGGTTCGTGCCGAGGCGCAGCGCGCCGAGCGCGAGCGCATCGACGCCGGGGCCAGGTTCCGGCTGACCGAGGCCCAGCCAGTGTTCAGGTAGGCCCCGGAGAAGGTCGAGCCGACGAGATCGAAGCTGTTCGCGTCGATCACGGTGATGGTGAAGGTGCCATTCGCCCCGGGCACGCCGGAGACGTCCGCCACCGTCACCACATCGTTCGTCGCAAAGCCATGCGCCGCGCGGGTGATCCGCACCAGGCCGGAGCCGTTGTTGGCGACCGCCGAGATGCCGTTGATGAACTGCCGGTTCCGCACGCGGATCCGGAAGCGGTAGAGCGCATTCGGCTCCGGGATCTGCTGGTGCCGGACGTAGGAGTTCGACCGCGCCGCCGTGGTGTCGAGCTGCCGGCCGTGGAACCAGCACTCGTCGTTGGTCGGCTCGATCTCCAGCACCGACCAGCCGGTGGGGACGGTGGTCGGGATCGGCGAGCCCGACGAACTCGCGAGCCGCGGCGCGCCCTCGCTCTGCACCTCGTAATTGGCCAGCGTCGGGCTGGTGCCGTCGAGCCGCCAGGCGGCGGCGCTGCGGCCGTCCGGCTGGGCGGAGGTCGGATCGACCGAGACCAGCTCGAGCCAGACCGACTGGCCGGCGATGCGCTGGCTCAGGTTCACCGCGACCATCACACGGAGCGGGATGGTGAAGGCGGTGCGGCTGGTCAGCACGACCTCGTCGTCGAGGGTCGTGCCGGTGGAGATGGTCACGGTGCCGTCGGCGACGGTGAGCGCCATGCCGCTGCCGGAGGCCGCGACGTCCCAGCGGGTCGGGTTGATCTCGGTCCCGTTGAAGCTGTCGCGGAACTTCTTCTGCATGCTCTTGATCTTGAGCATGTCGTCCGTCCAGTCGTAGGCGCCGGCGGTCATGCGGTGGCTCCTGGGTTTGGTTCGGCGCGGGGCGGCGCGGCGGCGCCAGTGGCCGCGATCTCGACTGCGGCCATCTGCGCGGCGTCCTGGGCCGATCCGGACTTCGCGACACGGCGCGGGTCGGTGTCGAGCGAGATGCCCGCCTCGTCGAGCAGGGCATTGGCCTCGCGGATCATCTCCACCGCGGCGCGGAAGTCGTAGCCGAAGGCCCCGGCGGCTTCGGGCTGCGGCACGAAGCCCGCCCGCACCTGGGCGATCAGGGCCGTGGTGTCCTTCAGCGGGTCGATCATCTCGTGAGCCGGCGGGACGTGGCTGACGCCGTCCGGCATCTCCGCACCCCACAGCCCGAGCAGGGCGCCCTGGGCGTGGAAGCGGTCCGCGATGGGGCGCACCAGCATCGGGATGAGCATCCCGTACTGCACCTGCTCGCAGAGGCGGCGGAACTCGATCTTGCCGGCGCGGAGCGAGGAGTAGTTCGCCTGGGTGAGATCGCCCGAAACCTGGTCGTAGGTCAGGCCCGCGCCGACTGCCGCGGCCTCGAGCGCGCGGCGGGCAAAGGCGGCGTGGCTGCCGCCGCCGCTCGGGTTCACCACCTCCACCGAGCCCATGCCGCGACGGTAGAGGATCATCCCGGGCTCGAAGCTCTCGACGGTGCGGCCCTGAGCGTCGCGGAGCAGGCCAGCGGCCGCACCGGTCAGGGCCTCGTCGCCCTCCTCGGTCACCACCGCGGCGAGGCAGGCCTCGATCTTGGCCTTCATCAGCAGCGCCGCCTCGTAGTCGCCGAGGTCGCGCAGTCGGAGCAGCACCGGCGCGAGCCAGGAGACGTCGCGCAGCTGGCCAGGGCGACGCTTGCGATAGATGTGCAGAACCTCGCTCGCCGGGATGCGCTCGCTGCTCTGCCAGGCCGAACCCGGCAGGATCCACGCCGCGCCGGGGTGCACGCGGTGCAGCCAATAGCCGACTGGCTCGCCCGCCTCGCCGAGGGCGATGCCCTGGATGGTCGGGGCGCCGTCCACCACCCCGTTCCGCGCGGTGTCCAGGTGGTCCGCCTCGAGCACCTGCAGCCGCAGGCCGATCGGGTTCGTCAGCGACGGCGCGGTCATGACGAAGCGGACGAAGCACTCGCCGCTCTCGACCACCGCCCGCAT